GATCAAATGCTTACATACAACGATGAGGGTAATAGAGAACCACTCACTCGTGGTATTCAAAGACTTGAGGATGCCCAAGAAATCTTAGGTCATAACATCATCAATTATGATCTCCCTGTTATTTGCAAACTTTACCCTTGGTTTAATTATACTGGTAGGGTTCTTGATACTTTGGTCATGAGTCGTCTCTATCATCCAGACATTCTGAAGGTAGATAAAAAACGTGAATGGAAACACATGCCTGCACAATTGTACGGTAGACATTCACTCGAATCTTATGGCTACAGATTGGGGGAATACAAAGGATGCTTCGGTAAAGATACCGATTGGAAAGAGTGGTCCCAAGAAATGGAGGACTACATGATACAAGATGTTGTTGTAACCACCAAACTTTGGAAACATTATCTAAACAAATACCTGATTGGCTAACTCTTGAACATGATGTAGCTACAATCCTTACCCAACAAGAAATCCATGGATGGTACTTTGATGAACCTGCTGCATGGCAACTTGAATCGTCTCTCCGAGGAGAACTTGAAGAGCTTAATCAATTACTACGCAACAGGTATCCTTACGTGGCAGGAGCGGAGTTCACTCCTAGGCGACCTAACAAAACCCAAGGATACATCAAAGGTGCTACTTTCACTCGACTGAAGGATTTCAATCCAACTAGTCGTGACCACATTGCGTGGGTTATGAAGTGGTACCATGGTTGGGAATCGAAAGAAAAGACTGCATCAGGTAAGGCTGTCATTGATGAAGTAGTCCTCAAGGATATAGGCTCAGAGGAGGCTCTGCAGTTCTTTAGATGTCTAGAGCTAACCAAGCAACTAGGCATGCTCTCTGAGGGCATCAACGCATGGCTGAAGCTCGTGCGTAATCACCGCATACATCATCATTGTTCAGTCGCTACGAACACATTCAGATGTGCTCATCGTAAACCAAACCTTGCACAAGTTCCTTCAGATGAAGCCTTTAGAAAGTTATTCAAAGCGTCACCAGGTTATGTCATGGTCGGCGCAGATCTTAGTGGGATTGAGCTTCGGATGCTTGCTCACTATCTTGCTCGCTATGATGGAGGACGCTACGCAGACGTACTCCTTAATGGAGACATCCATCAGGAAAACGCAGACAAAATAGGCATCACCCGACGCCTTGTTAAAACAGTCACCTATGCCTTCTTGTATGGTGCAGGTGATGTAAAAATCGGACTATCTTATGACCCACAACTATCGTCGTCAGCCGCTAAAAAGAAAGGCGCTGAGATCCGTCAAGCTTACATGGATGCAATTCCAGGACTTGAGAAGCTGGTTAATGCGGTTAAGTCCAAGGCAGAATGTGGTCACATCAACTTGTGTGACGGTCGCCGCTGCACTGTTGATGGTAGCCACAAAGCCCTTAACTACCTACTCCAAGGGAGTGCGGGCATAATAGCTAAGCGGTGGATGAAGATAGCTAACGATGGGTTGCAAAGTCACACTCATCAATTAGCTTTCATTCACGACGAGCTACAATACGAAACAACTCCAGATCGTGCAGAGTTTCTCAAACATTACCTTGAGAGATGTGCCGAATCAGCTGGAGAATATTACAACCTCCGAATTGTCATCAATGCTGAAGGCAAGATCGGTTCCACCTGGGCAGACGTACACTAATGGCAGTCAAATCTAAAACCTCTCTTGGTCGTGTTGAATTTCAATCCCACGCCAAGTTCAAACACACCCACCAAGGTAACGGTACACGTAGCCTTCCAAAGCGTGGTAAAAAACTACGCCGAGGACAAGGTAAATGAGTCTACTTATTGATGCAGATTATATCGTCTATAAATGTTGCGCAGCTACAGAAACAGAAATTGACTTCGGTGAAGACCTTATCGTCGTCACCTCTAGGTTCAGTGAAGCTCTCGAATACACCGAACGAGAACTCTATAACATCGCTACTGACCTTGGATGTTTTGATGATTCTGTTCTGTTTTTTTCTGATAGCATCAACTTCCGTAAATCTATTGACCCAGCTTATAAAGGACACCGCAATCGCAAAAAGCCGTGCGGCTACAAAAGGGTCATCAATGCGCTCAAACTCTCGTATCCGGTAGTTATCATGCCGGAGCTAGAAGCTGATGATGCTCTTGGTATCTACGCAACACGTGAGGAAGGTCACATCATCTGCAGCCCTGATAAAGACATGCGTCAAATACCTGGACAGTTATATGACATGTCTGATGGTGTTGTAGAAATTACTAAAGAGGAAGGTGATCGATGGCACTTAATCCAAACAATGGCTGGTGATCAAACAGATGGCTATTCAGGTGTTCCTGGTATCGGTATCAAACGAGCCGCAGTACTGTTGGATGAACACGGTGCTAACTGGAAGACTGTTGTAGATGCCTTTGCTGATAAGGGTCTCGATGAGTCAGTTGCATTACTCAATGCACGATTAGCAAAGATCCTACAAGCAGAGAACTATGATTTCACCAATCAAAGAGTCAAACTTTGGACCGCCACCAGTAATAGTGGATCTGAAGATGGAGCAGAACTTCAAGCTACGTCAGATTGAAGATGCTCTACGTCATCCTGATTCAAAAAAGGAAGACATCATTACTATCTTTCTAGCGCTGCAACGTCAGTGCTTTGTCCTTAGCAACAACGTTACTAACTTAGTCTCTAAATGGCCAACACCAATACCTACGGTCCCGAATACTACCGACGAGGTTCAATCCAAGTCTGGGACTTCATCCGAGACCAAGGACTAAACTTCCACCTTGGTAACGCAATTAAATATATCTGCCGAGCAGGCTACAAGGAAGATCAAATCTCCGATCTTCGTAAAGCAATCCACTACCTCCAAAATGAACTCGAAGATGCAATCCTTTCTCAGCCAACAAGCAAAAGAGTTTCGCCGTGGTTTCCAAGTGACGAACAGTATGACTCCAGCTTCACGGAGTATGCAGAAGCGTTTGATCGTTGAAGAGTTCAAAGAGTTCCTGGAAGCTGAACAACAATTTATTCCTGGTCTTAAGCGTAATGCTGAGGACTGCCTCAAAGAACTTGCTGACCTTGTATATGTCTGCTATCAGTATGCAGAAAACGTTGGTTGGGATCTAGATGAGGCACTTGACCGAGTACATAAATCAAACATGAGCAAGCTGGGTGAAGATGGCTTGCCTATTCGTCGTGAAGACGGTAAGGTTCTTAAGGGACCAAACTATCAACCACCAACACTTATTGATCTAGTTTAATAATGTCTACTACCACCAAAGAACTAATCGCTCGTACTGGGCGTGTACAATCTTGGATTGATGACCCAACCTCTCGCTTGCCTGTCTCCTGTACCGTCTTTGTTGTGGAAGACACTATGGAAGGAGAAAATGGCATTGAAGCCAGTTGGCGTTTCGTCAGCCATGCACTCCGCTATGGTGCAGGAGTTGCTGTCCACCTTAGCAAACTGCGACCACGAGGAGCTTCGAATGGCAAAGGACTCGTAGCATCCGGTCCTGTTTCCTTTGCTAAAATATATTCTACTTTGAATGAAGTCCTCCGACGTGGAGGCATCTACAAGAATGGCGCTGTCGTTTGTCATTTGGATCTCAGTCATCCAGATGTGCTTGAGTTTATTAATGCTGATAGGTCTGATCTACCTTGGGTCAAGCGTTGCGTCAACATTAACGACTATTGGTGGGAGGAGGCAACGCAGAAAGTTAAGGATGCGCTACTTGAAGGCATCAAAAGAGGTGACATCTGGCTCAACAAAACAAAGGTAGACTCTAATGGAAATCGAATCCGGGGTAACGTATGCTTGGAGGTATACCTGCCCTCACGCGGAACATGTCTATTGCAACATGTCAACCTCGGCGGATGTGAATTCAATGACATTCAAAGTGCATTTGTCAACGGAATGTCCGAGCTGTGCGCCCTCCACAGCAAAACAGGTGTTGGAGAAAGCGGAGAGTACCTCCCTTCAGAGACTGATCGCCAAGTCGGTCTCGGACTCCTTGGGTTGGCAAACATGCTTAGGATTCAAGGGGTAGATTACAAGAGCTTTGGTTATGCACTTGAAGCTTTGAACAGTGGTCGTCCTTATCCACAGACACCTGGCTATGTGCTTGCCAAAGAGCTTCAGGCGGGCATACAAGCAGCTGCAGAAATCGCTAAGGCTAATCGTATGGATCGAGCATTTGCTATTGCTCCTACAGCCTCCTGCAGCTATCGTTACACAGATTTGGATGGCTTCACCACCTGTCCTGAAATTGCTCCACCAATCGCACGTCAAGTTGACCGAGACTCGGGAACCTTTGGTGTGCAAAGCTACAACTATGGTGATGTAGAAATCGCTAGTGAAGTTGGCTGGGATGCTTACTTTAAAGTAGCTAATGGCATCGTCAAGATGCTAGATAACACGGGACTTCTTCACGGTTATAGCTTCAATAGTTGGTCTGATGTGATCACCTATGATGAAGCGTTTATCGAAGAGTGGCTTGCATCTCCGCAAACCTCCCTTTATTATTCGCTTCAGGTAATGGGTGATGTTCAAGATAAATCTAATGCCTATGCTGCATTGGAAGAATCAGAAGTCAACGATTACCTGGATGCGATTCTTAATGACCCTCCAGATTGTAATTGCGGCGAATGAACCCTTATCAAAAACTCCTTAATCGTAAACGGAAGTGGTCTCCAGTACAGACCACTGCCGGTTCTCTTGCTGAAGGCTCGGAAGAAACCATCTATCGTGCTTTGGCAATCCGACACATGGAACTCCCAGTCGGTGACTTTATTAAAGACGGACTTAAAAATGAAGTACCAGAAATGGCAAGGGATCTCCTTCTGTCCAATATCAAGGACGAAGAAAACCATGACCTTGCACTCGGTTACATCGCCAATGCTATCGGTGTTGATAAACAAGCTGAAGAGGAAGCGCTACGCCTCCGGGATGCATGGATTGCTCATCCAGATCACACAGTCCTCAAAGCACTTGTTGCCGAGCGTGCAATTTTCTTTGTTCTCTTGCCATTCTTCCGATTTAACGGTGATGCTGGTCTCCGAACAGTAAGTGCTGACATTAGTAGAGATGAACAAGTTCACGTTGCTACCAATAGCCTTGTTTGTCGTGAGTTGGGGCTTGATATCTCTCCTTCTCTTGATAAACTGCGTAAGGCAACTATCAACTGGGTGATGCAACCACTAGGTAATAGTACTCAGTCCAAATATTTGAACAAAAAATTTTGGCTGGATGCCAGTGATCGCTTGATGTACGAAGGTAAGGCTCCCGAACTTTCTGACACCAAACGAGCACGGATGCCTGCCTTCTTTGAACATGCAAACACCAATCTCCCTCAATATGCTTGAGACCCATGGTCTCCAGCTACGAACTGTCCTCCAAGAACTGGAGGAAAACTTTCCACCTGTTACACCCACACCCAATGACTCACAGTCAGTAATCATGTACCGCTCCGGTCAACGTTCAGTTGTAGAGTGGATTCAACAACGACTAGAAAACGATGGCTAAAAACAACAAGAAAAACAAGAATGACAGCAAAAAACTTACCATTCGTGGAGTAAAAGTTGGCAAGTCACTGTCCGGTAAGGAAGCTATGAAGCTTGCTGGTACTGGACTTGGTGAGCGTGCCATTGATAAAGCGTTGGCTAAAGGTGCTAGTATTCAAGGCAGTGCTGAACGACGTCTGACAAAAGGTCAGCTTTCCACACCTGAGCAACGACTGCTTGGCGGTGTGTTTGATACAGAACGTAGTGGTCTAGTAGAAGCACTCAATCCACGCAGCAAAGATGTACAAGCACTTCGTGGTCTTGGACTTGAACGTGGGCAACGTTTCCTCGGAGCTACAGGAAGTGGTGCACCAATTCTAGCCACCAAAGATATGCTTGGTGGTACTCGCGGTGGTGGCGGTGGCAAAGCTCCTACTGCTGAGCCTGAAGCTACTGCTGACACAACTGTAGCTGACACTGGCACTGGTCCGATTCTTCCGAAGGAGGAAGAGGAAGAGGATGTCGAAGGTGGTCTGATGACTGGTTCAGTTGAAGCTGGACGCAGTGCTCTTGGCATTAAGCGTCGTCGTAGTCGTGCTCAACGTCTACGTCTTGCTCAACTTGGCACTAGCCGTTTGAATCGACTGAAGATCAGGAGTATGTTGAATCTCTCCGGTGGTCTTTCTGGTCTTGTCTAATTTTATTACTTAATAAAAACTAATGAGTGCTAAACAACGATATGATTATTTAGCCAGTGACCGTTCCCAATTTCTAGACGTAGCAAGAGATGCGGCAGATCTTACACTGCCCTATTTGATTCGTGGACAAGAAGAGTGGCAAAAAGGTGCTAGGTATCTACCTACACCTTGGCAAAGTGTTGGAGCAAAAGGTGTTGTAACCTTGGCAGCAAAGTTAATGCTGGCTCTACTGCCACCACAGACTAGCTTCTTTAAACTTCAACTCGATGATACAAAGCTTGGTGAAGAGTTCCCACCTGAGATTAGATCTGAACTTGACCTAAGCTTTGCAAAGATTGAACGAACTATCCTTGAATCAATTGCAGCATCAAGTGATCGTGTTGTTATTCACCAAGCTCTTAAGCATTTGGTGGTAGCAGGTAATGCACTTGTGTTCATGGGTAAGGATAATCTAAAACTCTATCCGCTCAACCGCTATGTCGTAGATCGTGATGGCAACGGCAACGTGCTTGAAATAGTCACGAAAGAACGCATCAACAAGAAGCTCCTTCGTGGAATGCTTCCAGAAATCAAACCAAATAATATAGATAATCCTCCCGGAGAACGGGATGAAGAGGTAGACATTTACACCCACATCAAACGAGATAACAATCGAATGATTTGGTATCAGGAATACGAAGATAAAGTTATTCCTGGTTCCATGGGTAAAGCACCACTGGATGCTAACCCTTGGCTAGTCCTTCGATTCAACACTGTTGATGGTGAGGTGTATGGTCGTGGTCGTGTTGAAGAGTTCATCGGAGATCTCAAGTCTCTTGAAGCACTCTCTCAGGCAATGGTAGAAGGCTCTGCAGCAGCTGCTAAGGTCGTCTTCGTGGTATCACCCTCAAGTACTACCAAACCACAGACACTGGCGAACGCAGGCAACGGTGCTATCATTCAAGGACGACCCGATGACATCGGTGTTGTACAGGTTGGTAAAACTGCTGACTTCAGGACTGCTTATGAACTGATGCAGTCTCTTGAACGTCGGCTAAGTGAGGCTTTCCTCATTCTTTCTGTACGGCAATCCGAACGAACTACTGCTGAAGAAGTTCGTATGACACAGATGGAACTAGAGCAACAGCTTGGTGGACTATTTAGTTTGCTGACTGTTGAGTTCTTGGTTCCTTATCTGAATCGTAAACTGAATGTATTCCAAAAGACAGGACAGATTCCACGTCTACCCAAAGACATTGTGAAGCCAACCATTGTGGCTGGTATCAATGCACTTGGTCGTGGACAAGACCGTGAAAGCTTGGGTGCATTCCTTACTACTATTGCTCAGACCATGGGTCCAGAAGCTATTCAGACCTACGTTAATCCTGAGGAAGTAATCAAACGTCTTGCAGCTGCACAAGGTATTGATGTCCTGAACCTTGTTAAGACTATGCAGGAAGTACAAGATCAGCAGGCACAAGCTATGGAACAACAACAGCAAATGGAACTTACCAAGCAAGTTGGTCAATTAGCATCTGCTCCTGCAAACGATCCATCCAAAAATCCCGAACTATATGGACAACAAGCAAGCTCCGAAGCGCCGCCAGCGCAGTAAAGCTGAAACTCCAACGACACCAGAGTTTACACCAGTCAATAAGTATGCTCCCAAAGCTAAGATTGGTAAGCCAACTCTGGGTCGTCCAACTGAATATGTAGAGACTGTTGGTCTCGGTAATCTCAAAGTAATCCACGCCAAAGCTAATGACAACACTGACGTACAATCCTAATGAAGTTCCCGAAGGTGAGCTGACTGCTGCAGAACAGGAGTCGCTAGCCATTGGTGAGAAAGCGATGTCTGCTCAGGAAGAGTTGTTGGCTGGTAAGTTCCGAGATGCTGAAGAACTTGAACAGGCTTACATGGAACTTCAAAAGAAGTTTAGCTCTCGTGACCCTGAACCAGAGACTGAAGAAACTACTACTGAAGAACCAACTACTGAAGAGAAAGAAGATAGTATTGATACTTCCTTCCTAGATACATTGTGGGAAGAATCCCAAGAAGAGTTTAGCCAAGAGACTTTGGAGAAACTTAGTAATATGGATCCGTCTGACTTGGCTCAGATGTATCTTGACTATCGCTCTCAACAAGGTGAACCTGAAAGACAAGAGCTTAGTGCTGAGAATGTTACTACCCTTCAAAGCATTGTTGGAGGTGAACAGCAATATGCAGACATGCTTAGCTGGGCAAGTCAGAACATGTCAGAACAAGAGATTGATATGTATGATGCAGTGATGGATCGAGGTGATCCTACCGCTTGTTTCTTTGCTGTCCAAGCACTTGCCTACCGCTTCCAAGATGCAAACGGTGTTGACGGTCAACTACTGACTGGACGTACCGCTTCTGAGAAAGCTGATGTCTTCCGTAGCCAAGCCGAAGTTGTTCGTGCTATGGCTGACCCAAGGTACGACACAGATCCTGCGTATCGTCAGGATGTCTACGCTAAACTTGAG